TTGATAAAACGAGTTAAGTCCATTTTATCAGTAAACTTTTTGTCAGGGAACTGCTTTATAGTGTAAATCATCCTTTAAGTTTTTGTAAGAATTCATCTTTTGAACGTGCTTTAATGTCAGGGTATTTTTCACGTAATTCAGTTAAAGACAACTCTTCATCTTTAGTAATTACTTTACCCATTTTTTTAGCTCTCGCTTCTTTTAGTTTTTCGATAAATGCGTTTTTCATAGTCCTAATTTTTCTTTATATTCTTGTTCGTTTATCAAACCACGCTGCAATAAGTCATCGTAAACCTCTTTATTGATTTTCAATGTTTCGGCGTTTGTTTTATCTCTTGATGCTCTTTCTTTTTCATCCTCCTGCATACTGGGGAGGTGTGAAAAGTCCGCAATTAGCTTGCCCTGAGTGCTTGGAAACATAACATCCAAAGAGTTAGCAATACTGTCCGCTTCTGTCTGTGCAGTAGTTTCTATGTAGTTTTTGTATGCTGTTTTTTGGTTCTCAAACGTTGAACCCTGCATCATAGCAGTTAGTAATTCTTTAGGCAAGCCATAAGCCCCGAATATCAATAAAGCATTTTGAATAATTGTATCGCTGAACTTCAACTTAGATACATCGACCATTGTATCAATATACTTGGTTGGAGAGTTTAACACCCTTATATTCCTTTGGCTTGTCAAAGTGCCGTAGTCTTTCTGCAATTGCTCTTCAATCTTTTCTTTTTCCTCATCTCTTAAAGAAACAGCAACGCCCGAAGCGTCTTTTGTGTCAGGAACTAACATACCCATTCCACCAGGGTTGGATAGCACAGTGTTTTGACTCTCCAATGCTGCTTGGATATTACTCACTGCATACTGCAATGATTCCAATTTGCTTTCTGAAAAATAGGGATTGGTGAATATTGCTGAATCAAAAAATGGTAGTAAATAGCCTTTATCCAACTCCTTATATTCAACTGAATCTAAAGCGCAATAACTTATTTTTAAATCCTCTTCATTAGCAAATCTTAACAAATTAAAAATATAATCATACTTAAAATTAGCTGTAAATTTATCCCCAAACTTTATTTGATTGGTAGGTAAATTGATAAGATTTGTTGCCTCGATAGGCGTTGATTGTCTTAACTTGTTGGCGTACAAATAACCAGTTCCCCAAATGCCCTTGTAAGTCATTAATTGGTAGATAAACTCATTCTTTGCCAGATATGGGTTAGGGTTGTTGAGCTTCTTTGTTAGCTCATTTTCAACATATTCGCCATCCTCTGTTTTGATTTTAAATCGTGCATTTGATACAGCCTTAGCACGTTCTGAAATAGCCGTGTAAACAATAGGGTTGTTCTTATACCACTCTAAATAGTTCTTTTTAAGTACTTTAGACTTCTGTCCAAAATCAATCAAGAAACCATTAAGAAAGTCTTTAGGTTGCTCAATAGTAGTGTTTAGACCGAACAAATTGTGAAAGAACCCCATTTAACGCGTTTTAGTGACGAAATTACGCATTATTTTTTATTATCCAAGTTTTAAGTTAAAATTATTAACTGCGTGGCGTTTTCCTATGTTTACGTACTTTATGCCGTCCATTAAGTGGTCATTTCCTTTCATGGGTACTTCGTCCTCCAACATCTCCCCAGTTTTATTTTCGGAATATTTCCAATTAAGGTACTCGCTCCATAAATTATCACCGCAAAAATGTAAGTCGTACGTTCTCAAATCTTTTATCGCTGAAACGTTAGCATCATGAGATTTTGAAACTACAATAACATAGTAGCCTGCTTCTCGCAAAGTGTTGATTTGATGTCTTCCTGCTTGGTCTGGAATGATTGGGATTTGCTTTGAAATATTAAGGCGTTCAAGTGCATTAATTAAGTTCTCCTCTTTATCTGATTTGTATAGTAATTCTAAACTATACCATTGTTTGTTGTCTTCGTCAATCTTGTTAAGGGTTAAAGCATTGGGCGCTGTGTCACCAAAGTCTAATCCGTACAGTAAGTTCCCCTCAGCTTCTACAAACTCTTGAATCGTGATTTTTTTAGCTCCAGTCAATACAGCTCGCTCACTCCCCGAAGTTATTAAGCCTAAATATGTCCTGCAATAATAGTCAAAGTCATTGAACTTTCTCGATTCATATTTTCTAATTGCGTCAATTGATAAGTTTCTTCGGTTTATTCCATAGTTGCCCTCGATTGCAATATGCTTGTACCCTTTAGCAACTGCTCGTAAATACACGTTGTCAATTGGTTGACCGTTTTTTCGGTTGGCAATAACAAGCTCTTTAATATTATCTTCTTTGCTTAGGTGTTCGATTTTCTCGATTAGTTCTTCCTCTGTAATTGGTATTAAATCATAGTCCTTCCAAATCCAATGCTCTTTTGGTGGTGGATTAAAAGAACGTATTATTTTGATTTTTACCCCTTCTTTTCTGAAACTTTCTTCAAGCTTTAAGTAGTCACTTTCATTAACCTCTTCCAACTCTTCCACCCATAAATGAGACGCCCCTGCTAGTGATTTTAATTTAGCCGTGTTCTTACCGCTCGAAGTCTGGAATGAGGCTGTTTTAATAGTTGCACCTGTACGCTTGTTTCTTATTGTGTTATCCCCACTTTGGTTGTCGCTCATATCGATATGCGAAAGGTCGCCATCATATTCTTCAAGTCTATCCTTTAGGTCCTGCCACATTGAGGAGTAAATAGTTGTGGAAGTTTGACGAACAAAAAAGCCCCTTAATTCGGGGTTGTGTAATAATTCATAAAGTGCATGGGCTGTTAAATGATAACTACCCCCACGCCCACGACCACCGTATAAGTCGCATACCATGTAATCCTCTTTGAATAACGGCGCAAATTCCTTTGTGATTATCATTCATCCTTTGTTGAATTGTCTTGAATAATCCACACTGGTTCTGTGTTGACTTTCTCGCCTTTTGTAGTGTGGTCAACGTAAGATTGGTTAAGCTTTTTGTGTTCTTCTGGAGTTGCAATCAATCGGTATAACGCTAGTAATTCACTAGCCTTGTTTGACTTCCACAACTTAGCTCTAATAGATGATTTTGTTTTAACCTTGTTATCGTCTAGTAATTCTTTAAGAGTGTCGTATTCGTCCGAATCAGTTGGAAAAAAACGGTAAAAAGTATCTTTGTTGCACGGCAAAAAAGCGACTATATCCTCAATAAAAAAAAGGTTGTTTTTCTTTATCGCTTCCTCTGCTTGCTTGTATATTTTATTTTTATTGTATGCCATTATATTGCTATTATTTTTTTTAACTCATTAATCATGTCTTGACGCAAAACCATTTGATTTAGTCTCCACCCTTTTTGAATTGCTAAATGTCTTTCAAAATCTTGATTACAATATTCAATTTTTTGCATTAACTCCTCATGACTTGAAACAATATAATCCTTGATTTGTTCCTCGAAATATGCTATCTCTGATTTGCGTATTGTATTCCAACAATTGACATCAAAAAAAACTACATTATTACAAAATCCTGCTTCATACCAACGGTTCGCTAGGTTGTTGAATACCTTGTGTGTGTATTCGTCCTCAATGTATAATGAGTATCTGAATAGATTTAATGTTTCCTTTCGGTCTTCCCATGAAATTGTATCTAAATACTTTGGGTTGCATCCCGCGTGTTTAAATTTTTTCATATTTTTAGTGGATGTGCTTAAATACATTCCGTTCTGAATATATTTCTTAAAATATTTCGCGCGGTCTTCTCTCCACCTTCCGTAATAAATACAATCGTATTTCTTTTTAGTTAGTCGGTTTGACTCTTTTGCAATTAATAGGTTTATATTTAAAAAACACTGTCCTGATTGATATTTTGCATAACTTCCAAAGTTATCTTCTACGTTTGTGATTACAAAGTGTTTTTTATTTAATCTTGTTAAAACGTAGTATAGAGGCGCATGTCCTGCTTGTTCATATTCGCCTACCAATCTAAAAATAGTTGCATTTGGTGATTTCTTTACAAAATTAAATTGTTTTTCAATTTCGTTATTTACCGATGCAAAACCAAAAATAAAGACATCATATTGCGTGTTATTGCCCTTTAATTGGTCAACTGAATAATAAAAATCTGCGTTTAATTCTTTAGATAGTAAAATCATGTTTCGCATATTTACCGCAGTAAAATTACTACCCACCTTAGTACCAACTCTTATATCCAATAACGCTATTTTCATAATCCCACTTTAATTAAAAAATCATCATACGCTAATTTCTTGCTTGACGTGTTTAACTTTGTCTGGAGTTGCTCTAATTGTTCAATTGATTCGCATTTGATTACAAAATTGACTGATTCATTAAATTCATCAACTTCATCAATATCGTTTATGGTGTCATCAATCATAAATGTAGGCACATCCAATCCCCACTCTTCCAACTGCTCACCATCCCATTCACTCGCTAACATCTCCCAATCCCATTCACCTCCTGAAACGTTGTCTTTAATGATAAATTGCTTCTGCTCGTCTTCTGTGAGTTCGCTTGCTTTGATTATAGGCACTTCTTTCAATCCTGCTTCTTTACAAGCCTTTAAACGCATATTGCCACCCAGCACAATCATATCGTCATTGACTACAATAGGACGTATTTTAAGCATTTTAGGGAAATCTTTAACCGACTGCACCAACTTCTTAAAATTATCGTCTTTTATAACTCGAGGATTATTCGGGTTAGTTTTTACTTTACTTATTTTCTCTATGTACCAATTCATTTGTCACCAAATTTCGCAAGTTTCCCAATCTTCATTTACTAGATACTCATTACACTCATTCTCGGCTGCTGTGAGTGATGCTTTGTACATCGTGTACGTTTTAGCAGTATCAATTGTACCGCATACACAATGGTATCTTCTATTGCAGCTCATCAATAGAGATGCTGCTGCTATAAGTATTGCAATTCTAATCATAACTATATTTTTGTTTTCAAATATACAAAAATTCTTGAAGCTATATTTTGCTGTAACAAAAAAGGATGTGAAGATGTTGTTAAGGACGAACATCATGTAATATCCTAATGTTGTTAACACTCCTACTGCTATATGTTTTATTTTCTTCATATTATTCAGTTATTTTTTCCCATTCCTCATGTCTCACCCAACCTTCTTTCCCTTGGATGTTGGTGCAATATAGTGAATTTCTGTAAATCGGCTTTCTTTTAACCGTTAAAATTTCTCCTATCTTAAATGAGTGACCGTATTTTCTATCCACTACTTTTACTTTGTTTCCTGTTGTCATTTTTTGTCAATTAAAGGGGAGTTGTTACGCTCCCCTGTTGGTTACTAAAATGGAAAATCGTCCTCTTCTTGTGCTGTAGCCTCTGACTGTGCAGGCTTTACATACGGCTCTTGTATGCTCGCACTAAAGAAATTTTTACCTGCCTTAGATTTCTTAACCCAGAGGCTTATTTCTTTATCCACTCCATCTACGTTAATCGTTCCACGGTAGTCAGGATGATTCTCTGATTTCTTGTACTCATTCTTAAAAATAGCGCCTCGATTTGTGTTGTCGTATTCACTCATGATTATTTATTTATTTGTTTAAATTTATAATTATCTGAAATTACTTTAAATTCCGCTTGTGTTATTTTAGAAAGACTATTTACTTCGAATGCGTCACTCCAAGTAATGCCGTCATCTATGCAGGTTAATTGCACTTTATCTTCTCCGTTAACTTGTGCCAAAATAAAAGTCTCGCCTCCTTTTTCAAAACGATCACCTATCGAGTAAGTCTGTTCGATTTTTGTTGCCCATTTGCCATCTTTCATTAGCATTGACCCACTTTTTAAACATATAATTCCTTCTTCAATTAAATCTTCTTCATCAATGTCTATACGTTTTATTTTGGATTCAACAAAATCTCCTAAAAAATCTCCTGGGTTTCCTATCTCATCCCCTTCTGAATACCTTTTATTTACTTCCGCAGTCATGCGTTTGATTACTATGTGGTCGGGTGCTGGTTGGAAGGAGTCAATTTTCCATGAGTCTGAAATATTATGTTCTAAATCAAGCCAATCTAAATCAAAAAGACCATAAGCCCTAAAAAGACTTGACTGAACCTTGGTTACAAACAGGGTCGTTTGTATTGAACCATCCTTTTCCATCACCCAAGTGCCCTCCTTAATCTCAGACTTGAACTTATTGTTTAGAAAGTCTTTAATTATTTCTCGTGAAATTACAACAGGCGCTCTATTCCTTTTATATCCATAATCGTTAAAGTCTTTAATAACCTGCTTCGCTTGCTCTCTTGTGTATTCTACTTTCATTTATTAATATGTTAATACTACTGTTTCTTTACTTGGTGTTTTAACACCCACCTTTGGCACTTCTACTCCATCAGCGTCGAATATCATATTTTTCGACTTATACGCTGTTTTAAGTAGGTTTTCACGGTCTGTTAACTTTTCTTTAAGTTCTGAATATACTTCATCTTGTTCATAGTCTAAACGGTCTCCTGTATTCCTGAATGAAATCTTGCACCCTTTGGTTTCATATTCTTTGCCGTATTCTTCTGTTGTTACGTGTTTCTTTAACTCCTCAACAAAGGCAGTTAAATACTCCTTTACTCTACTAGCATCGGCAAATGTATCTGCTAAATCAACTTTACCAGCGTTTACTATTTTATTAGCATTTTCTATTGCTTTTGCTTTTACTTCTTTCTTTGGAAGAGTGGGAACATATAAGTTACCACTCTCGTCTTCCATTCTCATCATTAAAAATTCTCTACTACTTGCACTCATTTTACTTTGTTTTTTTAGTTAATAAATCTTTATACTTATTGCATTGCTCATCATTCAGGTGATAGATAGTAATTACTTCTTCTATCGGCATATTGTGATATAAGCAATCATCCATGTTTTTTTTAGTTGGCACTTCTAGTTTTCCATCTTGTCTCATTTTTGGTTTGGATGGAGGTGTTGCTTTAGGTGCAGGTTTTTGTGGTGTTGTATCATTACCATCCACTCCATCGTTCTCCTGAATGTTATAAGCAGTCATATACAAGTATCTACGATTGTATGTGATAGTTGACCCCATGCGCTGTATTTTGTCAACGTTGGAAGGCGCACCCCCTTTCCCTAACATTTGAGCCTCTTCGTAAGGTGTCACAACCGTTGCGTAATCCTTAGCATCGTCAATATTATAAAGTGTCAACGTACAGACTCCATTAATCTTATCAATGTTAATTACATCATTAACACCGTGTTTTTCGTTTAGATTGTTGACAACATCTATAAAGTCGCTAAGCTCGTGATATTTAAACCCAGCAAACTTATTATGTCCCGACTTTGCTATCTTAGTTTCAGACAACTCTTTTTTTATTGTTGCCATTCGAGCATGTATGCTCAATGTTTTATTCTCACTCATAACTATATATTTTTTAATTGTTTATTTTACTCTATTTTCTTATGCGCTTTAGCGCGAAATGACAGGTAAGAATGCATCTCACCAACTCCTCCAGAAGCCTTCGCATGTTTTATTAAAAATGACCCTGCAATCAACTCCCCACAATTTCAGTATCTTATTACGTTTGTTGATTGATCTATTGTCATCGTTAACCTCCGAGTTGACAAAGAGACTAAGTTGCTCCCTGTGAATACCTAGCTCATTTGCGACGCTGGTGATAGTTCTTCCGTTACCGTGCTTTTTAATTATTTCTTTGTATGTCATTTTTATTTGTTTTCTACAAATATAGTAATAAATTATATTACTACAATATTTTTCTTTAGAGTTACACAAGCGGCTTTTATCCGTGATAAGTGGTAAATTACTGGGATGTTATTCCTTTTATTTCAAACTTAATAAATTCTTCACCTTTTTTTACAATTTCCTTTGTCAGCACTAACTTATAAACCCTTCTATCGTCAAAACCGTACTTCTTTTGTAATATATCCATAAACGGTTTTACAGGGTTATCTATGTCGCTTAGTGGTGAACTGAAACCAAAATGAAAGATAATGCTTAAATGACCATCAGGAATTGAGATAGGAGGAAGTAATGATTTTATTTCAATCTCGTAAAGTTTGTATTTTTTTGTTTTAAATCTTTTTCCTTGCCAAACCTGGTTAACTGATAATGGTTTTGTTTTTATTCTCATGGCTCCAATTTATCTTTCATCTTAGTTATAACATTCTCCATCCAGTCAGAATAAAAGTCTTTAAATTCTTTATCCTGATTTGATTGTTTCCAATATACGAATAAAACAGAACGTAACCTTTGGCTTTTTGTCTTACCCTCTATTTCAATATCCACCGTATCGAGATCATCCATCTCTGATTTTGTTAAACTGTTTCGCTCTGAAAAGTATAATATCCCATGCTTCATAAGTTGCTTGTCTATTTCCATAAACTCATCCGTTGACTGCTCTAAATCAGTTATAAAAGTGAGTGATACGCTTTTGTCTTTTTTTCTACTCGCCCTGTCAAGGGTTACTTGTCTTATCAAACTCATATTAATATATTTTTAATTTTTATTCGTGGTTAATGTTGATTTCATAAATAATTTAATTTGCTCCTGTAGTTGCTTGTTTTGAACTTTCAAGGTATGATTCTGTAAAGTTAATTCATGATTATCAATAGGTAATTGATTAACTTCTAAGTATAGCTCACTTTGTATTTTAAGCGATTCCATTAGCAACCTTACGCAATCGTTATTTACCTGAATGTTTCCTTTATTATCCTTTAGCTTCTCCAAATACTGTATCACTAAAGTAATATTATTTCTACTTTTTAAGTATTCACGAGAAAATTCTATTCCTATTTTGTTATCTACTTCCATAATTTAAAAAGGTGTTTCTTCATTATTATCATTGTCAAAATCAAAGTTTACATAATCGTTCAATTCTATTTTTTCAGGTGTGTAATCAATTTTCTCTTTTACTTTCCATCTAGAATGCTTACCCCTATCAGCGTAAGTTTTAAATCCACCCTCTGAATGGTAGTAAGTCTTTCTTTTGAAATCGTAATACAGTTTATAAATACCATTTTCACTTACCCCTTTTGGTTTTGATTTAGCCACCTTAACAATTAACTCATTGTCCTCAGTAGTTACTAATTGATCGGCTGGGTTTTCCCAACCTACTGGGGGTCGCCAAAGCATTATCATAAGCATACCTTTTCTAAACCATACTTGACCGCCTGCCATATCTCTAGGTGAAGGCATTGGAAAATAAAACACACCGTTTTTTAATTTTTGAACCGCTTGATCTCGAACATGATTAACAATTATGTTATGTCTTTTGGTTGTTCGTGCGTTCTTTCTGCAATATCCTAATATCCTGCTCAAATACTTGTCCTCTCTACCCATGTCCTCATGTATCATTTGTTCTGTTAACTCATTCCATGGGTCAATTAAAGTCGTATTAAAAGTAATGCCTTCATCAATTTCTATTTGAGTTACTAAATCATAAAAACCCTCAATTGTTAAGTCCTCATCTATTGGGTCAACTATTACAAAATGTTCAGCAATAAATGTTTCAGCTTCCATGCGCTCTGTTTCACTCATGCCATATTTTGAACTAACAAAGTCTTTACCTATGTATTTTACGCATAGTTCAGCAAACACTTCATGTGCCTCCCCTGTTTCAGGAGAAAATATGCAATGCTTCCAGCCGTGTAAACAACTAACATTTATAAGAATATCAAATATAAATTCAGTTTTTCCAACATGAGGGGCTGCACCTATGTAAGTAGTTGAAGCTGGTTTTAAAGTTATCGGTAACTTTTCCCAATCATATCCAACTGAAACGCCTTTAACGTTTCCTACTTGCCTAAATTGATTAAGATCTTTCTGTACGTCTTCTAATTTCTTATACATAGCTTAATCTATTAATTGATAAGTATTAAAACTTTCGTTTCTTATTTTATCGCCATGTCTTAGTAATGTTGTATCACGTGCAAAGAATTCAGGAGTGCAATATTTATAATTGCTGTCAATATGATGTTTATCGTTTTTACAATTTTGCATTGCTATCCATACATTTTGCTTATTGTATGTTTTTAGCGTTGCTTTCATTTTACGTTTTATTTTATCATCAACCTTTTTAAAGTTTCTACCAAATAATTCGTTTATTTTTTTTAAGTAAACATCAAAATCAAAAGATTCCCCTTTAGGGGTTAGGGGTGTTTGTTCTATTTTAGTTTTCTTTAGTTTAGTTTGTGTGTTTTCGTTACCTTCACTACTACCTTTTGAGGGTTTATTACTACTTTTTAATGGTTTCCGTACCCCTAAACTCTGTAAATGTCGGAGTAATGAATCATAAGTAACACATTTATTTGAACGCTTTATGTATGCATCTTGTATTGAATCTATAAAAGATTGACACCAAATTATTTTGTTTTCATTCCATAATAACTCATCAAATTTTCCTAACATTACAAGGTCTGAAATAATAGATTCTAACGTTTCAATACTTACTTTACATTTAGCACTCAAGAACATTAATGAAGACTTTTTTGATAAATCTAAATAATGATAATTAACCCTTGCTAATTCTCTAAGTATTTTAACAAATGTGGCAAACCCATCATTTCCATATGTTTCTTCTAAATAAAACATTTTTTGTCCTTCTTCACAATAAAAAGGAAAATAATCAACTGTATTCTTCTGAGGTCTAGCCATGATTGTCAATTTTAGAGATTTCTAACTTTAACTTTTTCACAAGCTGTACAGCTGTAGCCTTATTTAAGGCTATCCAAGAATCTTGAAACTCTGGCATAGATATATTTAAAAATATATCATTTCTATTATTACAATAGACTTCTAAATTATGGCTTTTTGAATCCTTTGTGCCATAAAACTTTATTCTTACACCTTCCATAATGTCTGACAGTTTGTATAAAACTGACAAAATTTAAACAGCGAATCCCTTACCTGTTCACCGTGGGGTGTTACTAGGGTAAAGGATTCTAATAATATTTTTTTGATGTTCCCCACGAACTATTTACAAAAATAACAATTATTTCCTATCCACCAACATTTCACCAAAAAAAACACCCCCGAAGGAGTGCTTACTTTTTACGAAATAGTTAATTTAGAATCTAATAATTTAACTTTTTGTACGTCAAACTTAACTAAGATTTTTTGACTCGCTGCATTTATTTCATGATGAATCTCACATTGGTCCAAGTCTTTTTGAAGTATCTTCATCAACTCTCCTGTAATTTCGGCTGGTTCATCAACATCACGAATCACGCTATCCAAGTGCCAGAACAACTGATTGTATTCCTCATTTACCTCTGCGTTTTTATTAGTTAGCACATCTAAGTATCTATTCGCCACCTTGCACCATTCAGGATGCTTATTGATCTCCTCAAACTCATCTCTAAGGATGATTATAAGTCCTGATATTCTTAACAATCGTTCATTCTTACTCATAGCTCAAATTTCGTTTGGTTACACTTCTTTGTCTCTATACGATAGTATGCATAGTAGTTAATCATTCTTACCCTATCTAGCACCTTTACGTGATTAAATCCCTCAATAGCTACATCTAACTTAGCTATTGAATGCAGCACCGTCGAATGATGTCTATTTATTAATTGTCCTACTCTAGTTAATGACATTCCATGCAGCCAATAACTACAAGCGAGCGCAGATCTCCATTGTACAATATTAGCAACTCTTGTTTTTGAGGTTATTAATTCTTTTACGTCTGTTGGGATATTCAAATCAATGCTGTCTTTGAGTTGCTGTAAATCTACTTTCTTCCATTTAACTAACTCCCGATAATCATTTCTATTTCTTTGCTCTTTCATATCTCTACTATTATTCCCCCCAAGCAAGCCCCCAAGCCTTGTTGGCTTTCTGTTGGTGCAATGCTGGACGTTTATTGATTAACACGTTTGTTATTTGCTTATCCGTTTCGTGCTGGTGAAGTGACTCATCTAGCAAGAACATAACATCAGACTCTAATTGCTGTATTCTGTCTTCTTGATCTAAGCTTTTAAAATGCAGTGTTGTTACCGCTAACATTAAAACAGCTGTAAACGCTGTCAATGTGATTGCATGTGCTTTTTTCATAATTTCTTGTTTTTAATTATTACACTACAAATCTAAGGCATAAACAAAGAGTTATACACAATTTTATGACGAACGGCATTATAAAATGATGAGCGGCAAATTTTAATAAAAAAGCCCCGCAAAAAAATGCAGGGCAACAATCAATTAAATATAAGTAATTATGAACGTTTCAAAAATACAAAGAAACCTAAGATTACAAAAGAAAAGAATAACATTTTCCACCAGTTAATTTTTTCACGGAATTTTGGCACAGGTGAATGAATCGTCCGTGTGATTGTCCTTGTAATATTGTTAACGACCGTATCTTTACACTGGGCGTCCAAATAAAGCGTATCATTGATCTTCTGAATATCTATGGTTAATCTATCTTTAACTTTCGTAAATGGTGTGTTTAAATCGCTAATCGGTACTTTCTCGCTGACTCTTATTGATGGAATTGAAATCATGTTAGTGTCATTCTTGACATTAACGCTGTCTTGGTGGACGTATGGGAACTTCTCAACAAGTCTTGCGTGACGTTTAACAGGGTCGCAAGACGATAGGAAGACAAGAATTAAACTAAAAAAAATTATTCTCATGCTGACAAAGTTAAGAAATAACCGTTTAAAAAGTTATTTAACCACTCATCATATTTTTTTTGTTTAAAACGTGTTTCGTTTGTAGCTTTGCTAGCGTATTGACACCTTAGTATGGGCGGAATTACAGCACAAAGTTTGAATCGGAGAACAACATTAATAATTAAATATTTTGAGCGATGGATAAAAATTTAGAATTTATAAGAAAAGGTAAAACAGGATGTGTTTTTGCTACAATAATGGCTAGAGAACCTGATAAAATAGGTTGGAAAAGAATCATTAACCCACATAAGTTAGAAATACCGAAAGATGCTTATATCGTTTCTTTTATTTTTGAAAATAAAAGCAAAGACGAGGTAAAACAATGGGCGTTAGATAATGGTATATATGAAGATATTACTTCAAAAAACACAACAGGATTGCGATATAAAGGTGATAACGGAATTTCTTGGGTGCAGTATTTCGGCAAAGATTCGCACGTAAAAACTAGACAAACACCAAACGCTGAATTATTGTTTTGCGTTAAATTACCTAAGAAAAGCTATTTCAAGGTAGGTTTTAAAGGCGTGCTGCATTTGGCTCACGCATCTATTGAGCATTTAAAAGATAAAACTTTAGATTTTATATGGGATAAAAGCCACGAAAGAACAAATGAAATTTTAGGGTATAAACCGACCGTTGAAGAAGCGGCAAAAACAACTTTTAAAAATGAAAAGTAAGATATTAATTATAGGTCAAGCACCGCCTGCGAATAAGCAATTATTACCATACGACAGTACTATGTTATATGAATGGCTGGAAATATTGGGTGTAAGTAAAAATGATGCTTTAGATATTTTTTACTTTGACGCTGTTTATGATAAATTCCCTGGCTATAATTCAAATGGAGGACATTTAAAACCCACAGAATCGCAAATGGATGATTATTGGGATAGGGAATTAAGTCAAAGAGTAAAAGATTGTAAAGCAATATTAGTATTAGGGGCTTGCGCTAGAGACTATTTAAAATCAAAGAATATTGATAAACCAATAAGCTTTACAATCCATCCTTCAAAAAGGAATTACTCTTTGTATTTAAAAAACAAAGAATCAATTTTGAATGAGATTAGAAACCTAATTGCGCCTTAGCGCAAAAGTGCGAGGGGAAAGAAAATATTTAATTATGGGTTATCAGCATAAATGTTCAATCGTAGCGATAATGGTAGCCCATATTAGGCATAACGGTCGAGTGTATGAGCATTAGCCGAACACTGAACTTGATTAGAAGTAGAAAATTAATTATTAACAACTGCAATAGTTTGAAACGCCTAACGGCTATTGCTTATACACTTTGTTAGGCAACGTTTTTTATGAATAAATATATTGATTATATTAAAAAAATGAAA